AATCAGCTAATAAGAGGTGGAAAAATGCGAACGCATTGCCATCGCAATGCGACCGCAATGCTATAAAGGAAAGGAAAGGAAAGGAAATAAAAAAGAAAGGGAATTCTTTTTTGCCTTCGGCAGTTTCTGAAAAGTCACATGGAAATCAAAATCTAAAACCTATGATTATTTAATTCAAATAAATTTGTTATTTTTGAGAAACATGTTTTATCAGTGAAAAACAAGAATGAAATAATTACAGCACTTTATCACAGCAAAGAAGTCAATGACCTAATCAAAAAGATTAAGCCATCAGATTTGCAAGATGATTTAAAACAATATGCTTTCACCGTCCTTTGCGAAAAACCTGCTGAATTTATTATCGAACTAAACAACAAAAAACAACTAAAATTTTTCTTAGTGAAAATTATTTCAAATTCAGTATTTAGCAACAGGTCCGGATTCTTGACACAACACAAACTGAATGATGAACTTCATCATGATGTCATGGAACAGCAAGTGGACACAGCAGACAACTACCATGAACTGATTGACAAATGTGTAATTGAATCAAAGAATCTGTACTGGTACAATCAAGAACTGCTGAATCTTTATTCAATTCATGGATCATACAGGGCAGTATCTGAAATAACCAAAATACCAGTAAAATCAATTTATAACGCAATCAAGAAAGCAAAAACACAAATCAAAAAATCATTATGGAAATAATCTATGCAGTTGCACTTTCGTTTGTTTGGATTAACATTCTGCAAATGCCTTACCGATTCAAAGCAAAACTAAATTTTAAACCTTTAAATTGTCAGACATGTCTGTCCGGTTGGATCACATTGTTCCTTACCGGGTTTCATTGGATTGCAATCCCTTACATGTGCCTGGCAATGATACTGGCCATTATTGTTGATGGTGTAATTAGAAAACTATAACACATGAAGATAATCGGAATAATAAACCAACGTGCAGGATCATGTTATCATCGGGTGTACACACCATTGATGAACATGGATTATGATACACACATCACAAACAAACTTACAGCAGAAGCAATTGAAAAGTTTGGATGTGATTTGCTCGTTTATAACCGTTATGCAAACTTTAATCAGGCAAAAGAAATTGAAGAACTACGTTTGAAGTATGGTTTCAGAATTGTAATTGACATTGATGACTACTGGCACCTATCAGAAAACCATATTTTAAAACCACATTGGGACGCAGATGGAGTTTCAAACGTAATCATCAACAACATAATTTCTGCAGATATTGTGACCTGTACAAACGAAAGACTTGCAGAACAAATCAACACTTACAACAAGAATTGCCATATTTTACCGAATGCCATACCAGGCGGATTTGAGCAATTCAATATCAAAAAAGAAAAATCTGATAAGATTCAAATCATGTATCAAGGATCAATAACACACAAAGATGATTTGGATATTATCAGAAATCCTATGAAACGTGTTGCGACAGATTCAAATCTTGTATCAAAAATTAAAACAACATTTGGCGGTTATGTTCATGACCTTCCGGAATCAAACATGATGTTGTCTGCATTTACATGTGGATTGAAATTGAATCCTTTGGTATTTCCTGCAATGAAACCGACAGAATACTATCAAGTGTATAATCATGCAGACATTTCAGTTGTTCCGCTGATTGCAAACAAGTTTAATTCCTACAAGTCAAACCTTAAGATTCTTGAATCTGCCTATGCAAGTATTCCAGTCATTGCATCACGTGTTGATCCTTACCTTGATTTTCCTGAAGATTGTGTGATGTACGTGGACAAGCAAACAGAATGGTATCAGCACATTAAACTGTTGACTAATTTTGATTACACACGTGAAATGTATGGACGGAATCTTATGGATTATTGCGACAGGAAATATAACTTTAAAAAAATTAACGAACAAAGAAAAGCAATTTATGAAACTTGAAAATAGACAATTCTTAGAATTAAACAGGTCGCATCATCATACATTGGTTGTTGCAGGATTCTTAACAAACCTAACAAACGAAGTAAGGCAAACAATGTTGGACATCATAAGGGAAGAATTCAGTCCTGGATATTTATGTTGTCTGCATTGCAGTGCGGACATTGCACAAATGATTAAATATCTTTATGGGCAATATGATCAGTTATTGCAGAAGGAAACAGAAGCACCCTTAATTGCACCCTCAATTGTACCCTTAAAACCAAAACAAAAAAATGCACGAACAAAGAATACTTAGGATAGCAGATGAACTTGAAAAGCAACAAAATGATAGAACATATCTTGATGCAACAATTTATGCCAATTTGCAACTTACGAAAGCAATGTTCTACAGACTGAAGAAAAAAGCACTGCTGGAAGTACAGAAACGGCAAGAATTTAGAAGCAATTTAATAAATGAGACAATCACACACGAAATTATTAAAGGGGTTGAAAATGGCTTAAAATCGGACACAGAGTTAGAACAGATACTTCATGAAATTGCAGAAGGCAAACACGATTATACAGAAATAACATCAACACCTGATGGAATAATTGAATTTAACCGCAAACCAACACCAAATGAAAGGATTAACGCAATTAAAGAAATATACAAAAAAAGGGGATCATACGCACCGGATAAGATTGATGGAATCATTTCAGCATACAATGTAACTTTAAACCTAAATAAATAAATACTTATAAACTGACACATGACACTAAAAAAAGCAATTGAAGTATTAAGAACTTATCAAGCATGGCGGATAGGTGAAGAAGATATTGACATGCAGAAGCCATCTGTTGTAACGGAAGCAATTGACACATTGCTTGACTTCACAGATAGTCCTGAATTTTGTAATCAATTAAAACAAAAATATGAAAGTAGTTAAAAACTTAATCGGCATGGCATTGCTCGTTGGATTCATCAATCCAATTGCATTTACTAATTATCAACAATGGTATCAGGGATTTGCCTGTTTACTGGCATCATTCATTGGATCAGGATTAATATTCGGATTTAAAGGTTATGCAGTTAATCCTAAAGCTATAGGTAATGCAAATGAAACACCAGTTATCAATCAAGTATGGATGATGTTTTTCATTGGTGCTGTAGCAAATTTATTATGGGCAACTTTATACGTTTAAAAAGAGAAAACCCACTCTAAGCGACCTATTCTTATGGGAAGGCGAGTGGGTGTGTTACAACAAAGATAAATAAAAACGATTAATTATGAAAAATGAAAAGGATTATATTCATTCACATACAAATGCTATTGCATTTATGAGTCATCTTCAACACGAAACGGTATATGAAGTGTTAGACCTTGCAACAAACTTATGGATAAAACAGAATTACACATTTCTTGTTGATAATAATGAGCAAGAAGAAACACAGAATATGATACATGCTTTTAGAATGGGGTGGATTAAAAAACTTAAAACTTAAATAGTATGCAAACAGTAACAGATTACATATTTCAACAATTAGAAGAAGAAGGTTTAATTTTTTTGAATACTAAAACTAATGAAATGACTATATCAATTAGTGTTAGTGATTACCTTGATATGAAAAGATTAGCCAAAGAATTGGGAAAGCAACAGATAATGGAATTTGCCTATAGTGCCGTAAGAAAAATATTAGATGAAGATAGAACAAATCCATTTAATTTAGAAGAATACTACAATGAAACTTATGGAAGTAAGGGAAGTGATGAAACTAAAACAAACTAAAAATAAATATTATGTCAGGAAGTATTGAAATGGACAAATGTGATTTTTGTCAAGAAATAAAACAAGTGGAAAGAACTTATTTATATCCAAGTAAATATGTAAAAGAACAAGGTGCTTTTATTAATAAAACCTTATACAATGATGGTGATTATTTTATTATTGTTAAAACCTGTGCTGATTGTGGTACTCCTACATCTTCCAAAACATCTTCCCAAACAGAAATATCAGATGAGGAGATAGAAGAACAATCTTGGGGATATAGGGAAGTAACAAAAGATATGGAGATACCACCAAATGAAGATTGGTCTAATGGTGCTAAATGGTACAAAGAAAAACCGACAACCCTATAAAATTTATAAACAAATAATTGTGAAATAAACCCGTAAAGGGTTATAAAAGTGTATATAAAATGAAAATACCAATAGACAAACAATATCATCTTATTGCAGGATTCTGCATCTACTTAATTGCAGCATTATACATGTCTGCAACATTATCAATGATCACAGTCATTGCAGTTGGAACTGCTAAAGAAGTTTATGACTATGTAAGCATGGAAGGCACACCGGACATCAATGATCTACTTTACACAATCTATGGCGCACTGCCATTATTCATTCTTAAATTGATAATATCATGAGATTATTACTTATCATTTTGTTGATGTCAACAACATGCTTTGCACAGGAATTTGAAGGTGGATTTATTAAGGTAAGAAGTAGTGGCGGAACACCGTCATTTACTTATTCAATTGATAATGGTGCCTATCAAATAAAAGATACATTCTTTAATGTTCAACCGGGCAGGCATATCATCAACACCAAAGATGCAAACAACTGCATCAAAACAACTGCATGTACTATGTACAGCAATGTAAGTATGAAGGTATTAGTTTGGAATGGTACCCGTTATGTTCCTATTGAACAATACATTCCATCACCAACAATTACTTTTTTATCAGTAAAACTTGTTGCTACTGGTGGCAAACCGCCATATTTATACAGCAGAAATTCAACAATAAATTATATTAATAAAGTTTTTTGGAATGGTTTGATCAAAAACACACCTTATACATTCCGGGTTAAAGATGCATTGAATTACATTTATTACATAAAAATTACATTATAATGGAATTGAAAAAACAATTATCTGATACTTTATCAGGTGATATAAACAAGAAGATAAGCAACAAAGAGTTTCTTGATGCAGAATTGTCAATGGGCATTTCTGCAGACAATCCATTGTTTGTTGCACTATGTGATGCAACTGCAAATGAACTGGCAATGTATTCAGACATCAAATCTGTTCTTGATTATGGTGCAGGGACAGGTGTTTACTCAAATGCATTACACAACAAAGGATTTGATGTTAAGGTATTTGAACTGTTTGATACACATCAAGCATACATCAAAGAAAAATATCCGCACCTGCAGATCATTGACAAACCGGTCACAACATGTTGCCTGTTGTGGATTGAAGTTTCTGAACACATGACAGATAAGGAAATTGACAATCTATTCAACACAATCAATCCTAAATATATTTACCATTCATCAACATCTGAAAAAACAGAACATGATGTGCAATGGGGACACATCAACATAAAGACACAGGATCAGTGGATTGAATTGTTCAGGTCCAAAGGTTATGAACTAATAAGACAGTTAGGAATTCCAACACCATGGTCCAAAATCTATAAAAAAATATAATTATGTGGCGTGTTTACCTATTTGAATTTTGTGTTGTTTTAGTTGTTTCTGTATTGTGGGCGCATTTAATTAGTAAACAAAACAACAACGAAGATGAAACAGATTAACTATACAAGGCCATTTCTTTACGAATATCAGAAAGCAATCCTGAATTCAAATGCAAGATTCACGGTAACAGAAGCATCAACAAAGGTCGGCAAAACTGCCAGTCATATCATTTGGTTATTTGAACAAGCACTCTCATTAAAAGAAAATCAATCTGTTTGGTGGGTTGCACCTGTGTACAGTCAGGCGGAAATTGCTTTCAATAGAATGAAGTCACAGGTTACAGACAAGACATTCTTTAAGGCGAATGAAACTAAGTTAAAGTTGACACTGCCAACAGGTTCAATCATTCAATTCAAGTCTGCAGAAAAACCTGACAATCTTTATGGTGATGATGTTTATGCCTGTGTGTTTGATGAATTTACCCGGTCACGTGAAGAAGCATGGTTTGCACTTAGATCAACACTCACCGCCACAAATGGTTGGTGTAAGTTTATCGGTAACGTAAAGGGTAAAAAGAATTGGGGTTATAGAATGGCACAACGTGCAAAGCAAGGTGAACAGAACTTTGAACATTTCAAAATAACTGCCTATGATGCAGCACGTGAAGGTTTACTTACAATGGACGAAATTGAACAGGCGAAACGTGATCTTCCGGAATCAGTATTCAAAGAATTATACCTGGCAGAAGCAGCAGAAGATGGAAGTAATCCATTTGGTATTTCATACATACAGCAGTGTACATACCCGATGTCATCAGGTCCTGCAATCTGTTATGGAATAGATTTGGCAAAGTCATCAGATTACACGGTCATTATTGGATTAGATAAGAATGGCAGTGTATGTGATTACAGAAGATTTCAAAAAGATTGGCGACAAACTACACAGGAAATACTTACTCTACCTGCAGCACAGATAGCAATTGATTCAACAGGTGTTGGTGATCCCATTGCAGAAGACATTGCAAGGGTTAAAGATGTTGAACTATTTAAGTTTACATCACAAAGCAAACAACAGATCATGGAAGGGTTATCACTTGCAATCCAACAAAGGCGAATTACATTTCCTGAAGGTCAAATCAAAGATGAATTGGAACAATTTGAATTTGAGTACACACGAACAGGTGTTAGGTATTCTGCACCTGCAGGATTGCATGATGACTGTGTTTGTGCGCTTGCACTGGCATGGCATAAGTTCAGAACATCTGCAGGCATGTCCGGTCATTATGCAATAGTTTAAGAAACAAAACATCATTTATGATATTTATTAATAGATTAAGAATTCCAAAGTGGGATAAGATAACCGTTGAAATGTATCAGTACATAAACGAAATCAACGAATCTGAAATGGACCAGGTTGACAAGATGTTGTATTCAATGGCATTCTTAGTTGGTAAGACAGAACAGGAATTTGACAAGATCAATAAGTACAAGTTTGCACAATTGCAAAGGCAATTAAAGCAAAGATTTGAACAACTAAGTGTGCAAGGCAATGAAACAGAACGTATCAAAGATTTCAAATTTAACTTTGATGTTCGTAAAATAACACTTGGACAGTATATTGAAGTGCAACATTTTTACAAAGGTAATTACTTGAACAACCTTCATTTAATTGCTGCATCATTTTCAACGTGTGACAATTTATCACATGTTGAACGTGCTGATAATATATTAAAATTGCCATTGTTACCAGTGCTGTTTAATGTGAAAAAGTTCATTGAAGTGATTAAGAAATTGAGTGATGAATATAGCGGTTTGTTTGGGATTGAAGACATGGAACAAGAAGATTTTAAACCATTAACAAACGGATTCAATGAACAATATGGCTGGATTTATTCAGCAAAGAAGGTAGCAGAATTTGAAGGTATTAAACTTGATGAAGCATATGACTTACCGATAATACAAGCATTTAATGACTTGTCTTATTTGAAAGCACATCAAGAATATGAAAGTGAAATAAACAAAAAAAAGATTGATGCAATCGTTTAGTCAAAGGCAGTTACAAGTAATAAATAATAAGATCATTGATTTAAACAGTGATCTTAGATCAGATTATAAAACATTTGATGGCAAAGCACTTGAAACAGCATTATACAATATAGCAGTTGAATTCATTAATTCTGCAGTTGACAACTTGAATGCAGCGGACCGGGTTTCAACAGGTGGGTTACTTGAATCAATAAAACCATCACAAATAATTGTGATGGGTAAGAAGATGACAATTGAAATTAGTGTTCTTGATTATTACAAGTTTATTGACAAGGGTGTCAAAGGTTGGCAATCAGGATCACCAGGTGATTCACCTTATGCATTCAAAGCACCTGCAGGTAAAAGCGGAAAGAAGTCATCTGAAATGGTGACTGCCATTAGGAAGTGGTTGATAAAAGAAGGGTTAAAATCAAATTCAACAAGTAAGAATCCAAAGAACGCAATAAGTGCAAGGGAATCAAGAAGGCAAAAAATAACAGATACAGCGACATCAACAGCAATAATGATTGCCGGAATGGTAAGAAGGCATGGATTAAAGAAAACAAACTTTTGGACAGATGCAGAAGCAACTGCATCAAAGTTTGCAGAAAATGAACTTGAAACAGCATTGACAATATCAGTAATAAATAGTTTATAATATGGCATTAGTAATATCAAACCAACCTGTTGTGTTATCATCTGCAAATGATGATCTTGTTTACACATCTATTGAATCAAGTTTATACAGTCAAACAAACTTTAAATACATCTGTGACATTTACATCGGGGGTGTAAGGGTTGCACAATTGAAAGCATTTCCAAATCCTGTTTCATTTTATGGGGTGTTCAATATTGGTAACGTGGTGCGTAACTATGTAAGTTCAAATTTAACATACTTACCATTTACTGCAGGCATAAGGGTTGACAAGTTCTTAAGTCACACTGCTTATGTTGAATGTAAATTTGGTTATGAGTACGGAACAAACGTTGCACAATTCTTGAATATTCAAACAAGAACAAACTATTTTTCAAATACGTACAACAAAAAAAGAACTTTGACAACTTTGTCAAATCCGATAATGTCCACAAAGAAAGATCAGTTTGCGACAAACAGACCTACAGCAAAGACAAGCATTTATCTTACAACAACATCAAATGCGCCTGTACTTGTTCCATTCTTTTCAGGAATAGTTTATCCATCTTCACCGCAGAATCTTGTTTTTAGGGTTAATAGATACAACAAAGATGGCACTTATACTTTGTCATCTGCAATTACATCAACAGGATCAGCAATTGATTATACAATGATTCAGTTTGATTTGTCACCATTCAAATTGAATGCAGCACTTGGAACAACATTCATTGATGACAACACTTTGTATTATAATGTGTATGCAAGCATTGAAGTTTCATCAGGTGTGTTTATAACAGCATCAAGTCCAAACTTTTACCCTTATTGTGAATCTAAATATGAAGTGTTTACACTTGTTTGGCTTAATCAATATGGCGGATATGATTCATACCAGTTTTCAAAGAAATCAAAAAGAACATATAATTCAGAAAAGAAATCGTTTGAACGCATTCCATACATGATTGATTCATCAAATGGATTGATGTCTTATGTTCAACGTTCAGGATCATCAACATCAAATGTGTTTGTTGAAAGTTCTATTGTGTACGATAGCAAGTTCAAAGAATCAATGTCATTAAATACAGACATCATTGATGAAGCAACTTATGACTGGTTATCTGAATTAATAATCAGTCCATCTGTATTTGTTGTGATTGATTCTGCATTTGTTCCTATAATGATTAAAGAAACAAATTATGATTTCAAGAAACGAGTAAATGATAAGGTTTTCAATTTGACTGTCAATATAGATTTACAACAACAAATGAACGCACAATATAGATAAAATATGATAACAGAATTATTTGTTGAGAATTACCAGGTTGATATTACATCGGACATTGATGCCATGATGACTTATGCCATTGATGACATCAAAGATTTCAGCGCACGCAATACAACGTTCAGCAAAACGATTGTAATACCAGGGACCGCAAACAACAATAAGATATTTGGCAATGTGTTTGATCCTAATCAATCGAATTACAGTGATCCTAATCAAGTGAATATCAACTACAACTTTGACATTTCACGTTCTGCATCATGTATATTGTTTCAGGGAAATATGCAGGTGTTTAAAGGCATTATCAGAATACTGCAGATTGTAATTGATAGGGATCAAATATCGTATGAATGTTCTTTGTTTGGTGAACTTGGTGGATTAATTCTTGCACTTGGAACAAAGAAACTTGAAGAACTTGATTTCAGTTTGTATGATATTGATTACAATATTAATTCAATCACAGGGACATGGAATTTAGGGTTTCAAAATTACTATATTGAATCAGGTCAATTCAATGTTGATTTTGTAAATTTTACACTTATATTATTTGGGCAGGACATAACAGAATATTTGGCTGTTGGTGATATAAACAATATCAATTCAACAGATGTTCCAACAAACAATGGTAATTACACAATAGTTTCATTTTCTACAAATGGCACTGATACAACTATTGTTTATGCATCACCATTCACTACATGGACAAATGGATCAGCAACAATAAGTGTAAGTGATAAGCCAGGTCTTGGACCGTATTTCCCTTTGATTGATTATGGAACATATTCAACAAATAAAATTGATTGGGATTATAGAACGTTCAGACCTGCATTGTTTGTTTATGAATACTTAAAGAAAATATTTGAAGGTGTATCTTATAAGTACGATGCACCATTATTTGAACTGCCTTTCTTTAAGACATTGATAATTCCACACAATCAAAAAGTTCTTACCGGAACAAAGACAAATATATTTAAAGGTGGCGAAACTGCATTAACATCATTTAGGGCAACATTCCCTTCTGCTATTTCATCATTTTTTCATGCAATAAAGATGCAATACAAATCAACAACGGTAACTACTTCAGACAATATTGTGTTTACTTATAACGGAACAAATTCAAGATTCAAATTGCATTTTCTTGAAACTTATAATTTTAGGCGCACAGCAGGATTTAGTAGTGATAAATTTAGAGTGAATGTTTACAGAAGAATAAGCGGTGTTGATACATTGGTTGGTCAATCAATAATTTATGATATTGTTGTTGGTCAATTTCTTTATCCGTTTGATTTCACTGTTGAATTTGATCTTGCAACATCACAACAATTCTATTTTGCATTTGAAATATTGCACAACAATTCGTTATATAATTCTACGGATTATTTATACAAATCACAATATAATCAGTTATCAATCAGCATTGATTCTTTGACACCTTTAATTCAACCAATAGTTGATGGTGACAGAATCACAATGAATGATACAATTCCAAAAAACATAATGCAGAAAGATTTCTTGTCATCAATTATGAAGATGTTTAATCTTTATTTGTACGAAGACAGCACATTGCAGAAGATGATTAAGATTAAACCTTATGTTGATTTTTATGACACAAATGTAAACAATGCAATTGATTGGACATACAAGATGGACGTGGGCAAACCATTGGTATTGAAACCGATGTCTGAACTAAATGCAAGGTATTATCTGTTTAAGTACAAAGATGATTCTGATTATTACAACGAGCAGTACAGGAAACGATTCAATCTTAGTTATGGAACAAACAAATTTGATACAGGATTTGAATTTGCAAAAGAAGAAACAAGTGTTGATTTAATATTTTCATCAACACCTTTACTTGGATATGATACTGGCGGAAAAGTTTATCCAACAATATTTAAAAGAACAGGTGACAGTGTTGGAGTTGGTGAAGAAGCAATCGATCACAACATAAGAATAATGCAAAAGAAACTTATTACAGGTGTTGCATCTTATGACATTACAAAAACCGTATCAAGTACACTTGTTGTTCTTACAACAAAAACTGAATATCCTTATGCAGGTCATTTCAATGATCCATATACACCAACGATTGACATCAATTATGCAATCCCTTCATTATTGTATTATCAACCAACAAACATTGATAATATCACCGTGAATCTGTTTACATTATATTGGATTCAATACATGTACGAAATCATTGATCAGGATTCAAGATTGTTGATTGCAAATTTCAGATTGAATGAACAAGACATCAATCAACTTGATTTCAGCAAATTGATATTTATCCAGGGGGTGTTGTATAGGTTGAACAAAATTATTGACTACAATGCAACACAACGTGATACATGCAAAGTGGAATTATTAAAAGTAATAAACAAAAATTATTAAGATATGGCACAGGTAGAAATAGGCGCAAAGGTCACGGTTGATGCAGGCAATGCATCGGCACGTGTTTTGGAATTACAACAATCAGTTAAGAAACTGAATGAAGAATTTAAGCATACTAAAGAGGGAACAGAAGAACAGAAACAATCTTTTCTTAAACTTCAACAGGCACAGAATGAATTGAAGAAAGCGAACAAAGAACTTGGAACATCTTTGAATGAAACATCAGGTGATGCAAAAGCAAGTGGCGGTCATTTTAAAAATCTGAAAGAATCAATGTCTGCAGTTTCACCAGCGGCCGGTGGTGCTGCAGAAGGTGCAGGAAAATTTAATTCTGCATTGAATGTATTGAAGGCAAATCCTATCATTGCAATTCTTGCAATATTAACTGCAATCATTATTGCATTAATTAACAAATTCAAAGACATGGACGCAGCATCAGATAAAATGTCTGATGCATGGGGTGAATTAAGTTCAATATTTGAAGGGTTTATGAATTCAATATTAACACCGTTAATTGATGGGTTTGTAAAACTTGTTGGATTTATAGTTCAGGCAGCGGAATTTATGGCTGATAAGTTAGGGGTTAGTTCAAAGGCAACATCACAAGAACTTGGAAATCTTGCTAAAAAAAATCGTGAACTTGATGAAGCACAAGCAGCACAGGCGGAATCACTTGCAGCATCAAACAGAAAATTACAGGAAGCACGTGAAATTGCAGGTGATGCAAATGTTCCAATTAGAGATAGAATAAAAGCACTTAAAGAAGCAGCAAAAATAGAAAAAGAAGAACTGGATAAGGTTGCAGAATGGAACAAGGAGAAACTTGAAACTCAATTAAATACTTTTGCATTAGAAATGCATGCAAGGAATGATGTTATTGCAAAGATTAAAGAAGGGACCATTGAATCATTAAAAGCAGCAAAGGCAGAATTGTTGTTAATGAAAGGAAATAATGAACCAAAAATTCAAGAACTTTCAAAATACATTATTGCAGCAGAAGATGCAGCAGCACAATCAGCAAAAATAGGTAAGAAAACTGCATCACAAATTGCAGGTCTTGAAAAAGAAGAAGCATCTAAACTTGAAGCACAAAGAAAAGAGCAAGCCGATAAAGCAGCAGCAGCACAAAAAGCAAGAGATGAAAAAATAAGACAAAAAAATGAAAATGATAAGGCCTATGAATTAAGAATGGAGAAATTAAAGCAAGCAGAAATTCTTAATGGCATTACAGACCAGTATGAGAAAGAAAGAAAGATTGCAGAATTCAAATTGAAAGATGATATTAGGATTGCTGAAGATGATTTAAAAAATAAAAAATTAACGAATGCACAAAAAATTGCATTAGTAGAGCAATATAAAAAAGATGAAGCAGCTAAATTAAAAGAAATTGATGCTAAAGAAGCTGCTGATAAAAAAAAGAAACAAGAAGAACAAGATGCAATTGATAAAGCAACAGCACTTAAGAAAAAACAACAAGAAGATGCAGAAGCATTAAAGAAAAAGAAAGAAGAAGAAAATGCTGCAAAAAAGAAAATTGATGATTTAAAAACTGCTGCAGAAGATCAAAATTTAAAGGCAGATCAAAAACGTGCAATTCTTGAACAAGAAAGGGCATTAAATCAAGAATATTATGATAAAGGATTAATTGACAAAGAAACATATTTAAAGAACGGACAGGACATTGATAAGGCAGACACAGAAATTAAGAAGTCAGAAAACGAAGCAAAGAAGCAATTGCTTGATTCTTACCTGGGCGCATTAGACGGTGTGGCAAATGTGATTGGAAAACAAACAACAGCAGGTAAAGCAATTTCTGTTGCATCAGCATTAATCAGCACTTATGAAGGTATTGCAAAGGGTGTAAAGTTAGGTTATCCGATGGCAATCCCTGCAGTAATTTCTGCAGCAACAACCGGATTTGCAGCGGTTAAAAATATTCTTGCAGTTAAAGTTCCGAATGGTGGAAGTGGTGGCGGTGGATCAGCACCAATAACACCGAACTTAGGATCAGCACCATTAGTTCCACGTGAACAGACAACAACAACATCACTTACCGGTCAAACACTGGCATCAATGAATGCAACTGCATCACGTGCTTATGTTGTTGAATCAGACATCACATCAGGTCAACAAAGAATGGAAAGAATCAACCGTGCTGCAAGGTTAGCATAAATGACACAATTCAAATTTTAAAATATTTATTAAATATGAACAAGTTAATTCCTACATACTTACTTATAATTGATGAAGAACTTTCATCAGAATTACAAGTGGACGCAGTGGCAATGGTTGACGCACCTGCTATAGAACGTAATTTTCTGCAGTTTGCATCTGAAAAAATTTCAATTGATTATGATGATACACTAAGCACTGATAAAGGTAAAGAACTTGCAAAGACAATAATTGCCAATGGTGCAACACTGTATATTATTTCAGCACGTGATGACAAAAGCGGAATGTTATCTGTTGCTGAAAGTTTGGGTGTTCCAAATGACAGGGTATTTGCGACAGGTAGCAATGAAGCAAAAGTGCAAAAGATAAAAGATTTAGGTATTAAAAAGCATTATGATAACAATGCAGATGTTATCAAAGCACTTGGAACAACAGGTGAAAAATTTGCTATTCAATTATCATTTGCAGTAAATGCAATTAATGAAGATAAGCAGGAAATATTCGGTCCAGCCATGTTGGCCGATGTTCCAATTTATCGCAATGACAAGCAACTTGGCGAATATAATGTTGTGTTTGATAAGGCAACAATCTACAAGATTGCACAAAAGTTTTTCGAGAAAGATTTCAATAAGAATTTCAATTTGATGCATGATCCTAATCAGAAGTGTACAGGGGTTTATGCGTTTCAATCTTACATAGTAGATTCAAAAGAAGGCAGACCAGCACCGAAAGGTTATGAAGATGCAAAGGACGGATCATGGTTTCTTGGGGTTAAGGTGAACAATCCGGAAGTATGGGCAAAGATTAAATCCGGTGAAATAAAAGGATTTAGTGTTGAAGGTGTTTTTGAGTACAAGAAAAAAGAACTTACAGCAGAACAATTATACAATGAAATCAAACAACTGCTTGAAGAAGTTGATTCTTAAATGACACACAGAAAACGATTCGATATTTATAATTAAAAGATCACAAATGAATTATCAAGAAACAATCAATAAGATAAAAGCATTATTTGAAATCGGAATGCCTGTTGCACCTGATGCAACTGCAAATCCTGATGTTAGTGGTTTGACTGATTACATCTTACAAGATGGAACAAAAATCAGTTGTGATAAATTAGCAGTTGGCGGATTAGTTACAATCAATGGAACACCGGCACCTGATGGTGATCATTCTTTACAAGATGGAACAATCATCCAAACAAAAGATGGTATGATTGAAGAAATTAGTTCACCTGCTGAAGAAGCACAGGATCAAGAAGTAAACACAGATATGGCCGCATCAGATATGAAAACAAAGATGGAAGAAATGTCACAGCATATGGCTGATATGAAAACAAAGTGTGCAGGTTATGATAGTCAATTTGCTGAACATCAAGCAGCAATGACAAAGCAACAAGAAGCAATTAAAATGCTTACACAGATGATGGAAAAAATGGCAACAATGCCAGTTGATCAACCTGCTGCAATGAGTACAAATCAGTTTACAGCACAGAAGAACGAAGACAAAGAAGAAAGATTTCAATCAATGGTTGAAGCAATGAAAAAATTAAAAAGCAATTAAACAAACCGAAATAAATTATTAACCTTATAAATTTTAAACAATGGCATTTAACGTAGGATCATTAGCAGATTATACCATACAAAACGAAAAGTTGTTGGTAACAAAATCTTTATTTGACGCAAAAACACAAAAGATCATTCAAGCATCTGGAAATGTAATGAGTTCAGTAAAGTCATCAGAAACTATCAATGTTCTTGATACTGATGCAGTATTCCAAACTGGCGGAACATGTGGTTTCAATAGTTCAGGATCAAGCACATTCACACAAAGAAGTTTGGCTGTGGGTAAGTTCAAAGTACATGAGTCATTATGTCCTAAGACATTAGAATCAAAGTACACTCAATTGGCTTTGTTACCGGGATCGATAAACGAGGGTATTCCATTTGAACAGACTTACACTGGCATGAAAGCACAGGTAATTGCTGAGCAATTAGAAACTGCTTTATGGCAAGGTGATACAACATCTGCAAACGTTAATTTAAACAAGTTTGACGGATTAATCAAATTGATTGATACAGCAGCAGTTTCTGCAAATGGTAATTCAACAGGTATCACAGTTGCAACAGGTATCACAGTTGCAAATGCATTCACAATTGTTAAGAACATAAAGAACGCAATTCCTGCAAGAGTAAAAGGAAAATCAGATGTAAGATTGTTTTGCGGTTGGGAAGTGTTTGACGTGATTGTTGATGCATACGTGAATGCAAACTTGTTCAACTATGGTGCATCACAATTGTCTTATGAGAATGGTGAATTCACAATTCCTGGTACTGCTTACAAGTTGAGTGCAATCCACGGTCTTGATGCAACAAACAGATTGTTTGCAATAAGAGAATCAAACCTTTACATGGGTTGTGACATCTTAGGTGAAGAAGATAAGTGGGAAATTTTCTATGCAAAAGAAGCAATGGAAGTAAGATTTGTTGCTGAGTGGAAATTAGGAATTCAAGTTGCATTTCCTGCAGAAATCGTTTCTTTCAAATTAGTACCATAAGAAATAAAATGGTGATCACTGTTAAGTGGTCACCATTATTTTAAAATAATTAAATATAAAATACCATGCCGTGTAATTTAACACAATCATATAACCTGGACTGTAGAGATTCGGTCGGCGGTTTAAAAGAAGTTTACTTCATGGAGTTAGGAAATTTAACTTCATTTACAGAAGCATCAGGTGTTGTAACAGCCATCACAAAAGCAAGTGGAAAGAAGTTCTACAAGTATGCTTTAATCAAGCAGACAAGTAAGTTTGAAGATACATTGACAGTGAATGAAGAAAATGGAACTGTGTATTCAATGCAGAAGTTGACAATCATCTTGAACAAGTTGCAAGCAAACACCAGGAACGAAATCACTTTACTTGCACAAAATTTACTTGTGTGTGTTGCTGCTGATCGCAACGGAAAATATTGGTTTTTAGGTGCAACAAATGGAATTGTAATCAATACAATTAAGGGTGAAACCGGAACAAAAATGGGGGACCGAAGTGGTTACACTTTAGAATTTGAAGGTGCTGAACCAGCATTTGCACAGGAAGTTTCTTCAGGAATTATTTCAGGATTGACATCATAAAATCCTTAACCTTATAAAACAAAAATCTTCAACCTAATAAGTTGAAGATTTTTTTTTGACACAAAACAACATTTTTGATATTTATCTAAGATGATACAACTTGTTAAAGGACAAAGCAAAGATGTAATTGTTACATTAACGGAATTGACAACAATTGCGAATGCATTTTATTTGTTCGTTTTTACTCATGAAACAACAAAGGAAATAATCAATGTAATTAAGAATTCAAGTTCTGATTTAAGTCAATTCAAATACAGATACAACAAGTTTACATTTGCATCAGGATTGTTTGCAAATGCATCAATCGGGAAATATACTTATTCAGTTTTTGAACAACTGAGTTCAAGCAATACAATTACAACAGGTTTAAATTTAATTGAATCGGGTAAAATGGATTTGAACGTTTCAGCAACACCAGTTGATGTGTTCAATGAATATTCAGCACCAACAACATTTAGCACTTATGCAGGATAATATAATAGTTTTAAAGTTTGATGACAGCAAAGTACCGGAATTCAAAGAAGTTCGGGGTAAACAATACATGTCCTACGGTGAAGACAATGACTTTCCAAATTACTTGATAAAATTATTTAACAAGTCAGCAAAACACAATGCCATAATCAATGGTAAAGTAACGTATATTTTCGGGGAAGGTTTCTATTGTAAAGTAGAAGATCCAATTGCAGACAGATTTATTTTTAAGGTGAACAGTGCAAATGAAAGTTTGAATGACATTGCAAAGAAATGTGCAATTGATATTGAAATATTTGGGGGTTTTTATTTGAATATTATTCCAAACAGACTTGGTGAAATATCTGAAATTTACCATCTTGATTTCAACCGTGTACGTGCAAACGAAGATTCATCACAATTCTTTTATAAGAATGAATGGGCATCAAATCGTGACAAACCAAAAGAATATCCTGCATTCAATGAAAAGAAAATGGATAAGGCATCTATATTCCAATATAAAGAATATAGACCAGGTTTAAGAACTTATCCTTTGCCAAATTACATTGGTGCAATGAATTACATTGAAAGTGACATGGAAGTTTCAAAGCATACACTTACAAATGCAAAGACAGGATTCAGTGCTACAAAGTTGGTGAATTTTTTCAATGGGGAACCTGCACCGGAAATGCAACGTGATATTCAGAAAAGACTTGAAAAGAAATTCACCGGTGCTGATGGATCAAAGATAATTGTTTCATTCAACAATGATCCTACAAAAGCACCAACGGTGATTGATTTGGGGGCATCAGATTTGACGAAAGAAGATTTTCAAAAGGTTGATGCATTGATTACTGCAAACTTGATGGCAGGGCATCAGATTACTTCACCTGTATTATTTGGCATTAGTGAGCCGGGCAAACTTGGATCACGTAATGAATTGAAAATGGCTTATGATATTTTTAATAATACATATGCAAGTTCAAAGCAAAGAACACTTGAAAAGGTGTTCAACTACATTGCAAAATTGAAAGGCATTCAGAATGAATTATTTATTCGTTCTGTTGATCCTGTTGGAATTGAATTCACTGATGCATCATTAATTCAGGCAGCACCTAAATCATGGGTTCTTGAAAAGATGGGTGTTGACACTTCAAAATATTTTGATACAACGATTGCAGGTATTTCTACAATATCACCTGATACAGATGTAAAATCACAGGCACAAATTATCAGTGATAGTATCAATTCACTTTCACCATTAGTTGCAAACAAAGTGCTTGAATCAATGACAGCAGATGAAATCAGATCACTTGCAGGATTGTCACCGAATCCATTAGTTAAGACAACAACAGAACAAACAACAGCAACAGCGGTTGCAACTGCACCTGTTGTTGCACCTGACACAATGAAAGATGAATCTTCCATCAATAGTGTTTTGACAAACTTAACTGGCAGACAATTACAGCAAATCAATAGAATTGTAAGACAATACACAAAGGGACAATTGACAATGGAACAGGCATCACACATGTTGAAATCAGGATTCGGTTTCAAAGATGAAGATGTGAAAATGTATCTTGGAACAAACGAAGCAAAGTTTTCAGAAGATTATAATGAAGTTGATGTGGCAAACATGTTGATTGCAAACGGTGAACAACGTGAAAAATTTCATTTCATTTATAGCAATGAAGCAAAATTCATATCAGATGCAGAAGTGAAATCTTTTGAAGATAGTTTTTATAAAAAAGAAGTGTTTAAAATATCTGCAAATGTCACTGATCTTGAAGCAAACGTGTTGAAGATGATTCAAAAGAATCCAAATGTTCAAGTAAAAGACATTGCAATTGCCAACGATATTGATGAAAGTTATGCATCAGAAGTAGTCAAAAAACTTGAAACAGATGGTTACATTTCCAGTACAGAAACATCAGCACTGGGTGAAACATTGGTGACAAGAAAGTTGACAAAAAGTTTAACATCAATTCTTGGTGATGTTTCAAAAAAGTTGCCTGAAATACTTGTTCGATATTCTTATGAAGTAAGACCAGGTGTAGGTGCAAAGATTATACCTGGAACAAGACCATTCTGCAGGGAAATGTTAGCAAAGGACCGATTGTTTTCACGTGTACAAATTGAGAAATTATCTGAGCAATTGGGTTATTCATTATGGGATAGAAAGGGCGGATTTTGGAATCGTGGAAAGGGCAAAGGAATTTCTGCAGAATGCAGACACATGTGGAAAACAAACATAGTTATTAAAAAATAATTGCAATGAGTAAAAATATATTAATGATCAGTGTTCAGATGTTGAAAGACAGGACTGCTGTTCATGACAACATAGATGAAAAACTTGTATTTCCTGAAATCAAAGCAGCACAGGATATGTTTATTTTACCATTGTGCGGATCATCATTATTTAATAAACTATTGACAGACATCAATGCAAATACACTTACAGGAAATTACAAAGTGCTTGTTGATGATTATATCATTGATACACTTGCAAATTATGTGATTAGTGAATTGCCATTGGGTTTGACATATCAGTTTTGGAATAAAGGGGTGGCACAAAAGACAACAGATAATTCAGTTGCACCATCAATGTCTGATTTGTTTTCGGTTGCAGCAAAGTACAAAAGAAGGGCAGAAGAATATGCACAAAGAATGCGATTGTATCTAAGGGAAAATGCACCAACAAAATTTCCTGAATACATTAATCCAGGATCAGGTGTTGACACGGTTATTCCGGAAAGACAGGGATTCAGCAATCCAATTTATCTTGGTGATGTATCTCCTTATTCAAGTGAATATAAAACATACGAAGAAAAATATCAAAGCAATTTGCCACGTTTCTAAATTATGGGAAAAAATATCAATAAAACAAACGAAGAAAAGTTAAAACTTTTCTTACAGAAACAAAAGAAAAATGACACTAAATCAAGTAGTAAAAAAACTGGAACAACTTGCATTAAGTCATCAGCAAATTAACTATGTTTTTTTTGGTGAAATTGTTGAATGGCTGGCAAATGGTGATCTTCGATACCCATGTTGTTTTATTGAAATAAACAAATCAGAAATAAACAAAGATGACAAGCAAACGAAATTCAATTTTGATATTTGGTTTCTTGATCTTGTTGACATTGATGTTCTTGCAAATGGAAATCAACTTGATGTTATGTCTGATCTGACAAGCATTGCAGAAGATTATCTTGCAATGTTAAATTATACAGGTTATCAAGATGTATGGACCATTACAACAAACTATGATCTTGAATACTTCCGTGAAAAGTTTGAAGATTTGACAATTGCAGTAAGAACAAATGTGACAATTGGTGTTGATTATTTATCAGATAGATGTGCTGTTCCTGCAGATGATGTAGTGTTTGAACCAGGATCACCATTTGAAACAATCACATTCAATCAGGATTCAGTATTGAAATATGTGTATGTTGGAACAGCCAGTGAAACAGTTACAAAAGTTATTCCTGAATTGATTAATAAAACTTTATTACTTGTTTTTGTTGGACAGAATTTGTCCACACCATCAGGTTTGCCAGTTCCATCAATGCAAGAATATTATTTTGATGCAGCGACAGGATCATTGACATTACCATTGGAATTACAAGAACAACAAAAGTTACAAATCCTTTATAGATAATATGAAACAATTAATTACAATTTTATTTTGTTTATTTACTTTGTTTGCAGAAGCACAGGTGAATACGAATGACACAAACAAGTATTTTAAATCTTATGATTATGGTTTCAGTTACAAAAGATTACAGGCACGTGAAGCATTCATAATGCCAACAGACACAGTTATCAATAAACTTGGTGCTGTTTCACTTAATGGTGTTATCTATTTAGGCAATGGCATCAAATGGACATCAATCGGTGGCGGAATAGATACAACAAATCAATTTGTAAAAAGATTAACACGAACACCGGGCAAAGATTCAATCATTTATTTTGTTGGTGCAAATCGGTTTGCCATTAAAGATAGTGTTGGAACATCAATTGACACAACAAGTTTAAGCAACAGAATCAATAAAAAAATTGATTCATTAAAACGTGTAAGTGATTCAGTTTATGCGTGGATTAATGGGACAAAAGTTTTTCAATTTAAAGATAGTGCAGGTGGCGGAACAACACTAACACTTCAACAGGTAACAGATGCAGGTGCTACAAGTACAAATTTAATAACAGTTTCAGGATTGAATTTAGGTCCTGTAGGTAATTCATTGAGTTTTATAAAAAGTGGTAATGATGAATTAACCATTACAAATTCAACAACTGGTGATAATTTATTGCAAGTAAATAATGCTATAGGTGGGAATTTAAAATTTGGCGGTGTTACCAGCAATTATGTTAAAATTAATACATCTCCAGGTGGAAATGTAGAACTACAAGCACCAGAAACAAGTGGAACAATTCCTATGTCTGTAAATGGTTACACTGCAAATTCAGCAGGTGCAATAACAATTCCAACAGGTGGTGTTGCTGTAGATACAATATTTAGAACATTAGGGAAGGATAGTATTTTTTATAAAAAGAACAATATTACTTATGCCATCAAAGATAGTGTTGGAACTAATCCTGCACCAGTTGGATATTATGGTGCATTTCAAGATACTACAATACAAACTGCTGCTGCTATTAATACACCATATTCAATGAAATTAGGTACTACTGATTTATCAAATGGTGTTACTGTAGTAAGTGATGGAACTAATTTAACTAGAATAAAATTTGCAAATGCTGGAGTTTATAATATTCAATTTTCAGCACAATTTGATAGAACTAATAGTGGTACTGATGTTGTAGATATTTGGCTTAGAAAAAATGGAAATAATGTTTCAGCGACAGGTGGGAAAATAGTATTATCTGGGGGATCAGTTGCATCACAATTAATAGCATCATGGAATTATGTTGTAAATGCATCAAGTAATGATTATTATCAATTAATGTGGAGTACACCTGATACACACGTTAGATTATTGTATGAATCTGCACAAACTTCACCATTTGCACATTCATTAGTTCCTTCAGTAATACTAACCGTTACACAACAATCAGGGATAATGGCAGGTACAGGAATCAGTCCATTAGATACTGCTAATATGTTGAGTAATTATGCAAGGACAAATTTAGTTAATACTAAATTAAACATTAGTGATACCAGTACGATGCTTACTAACTATGCACGTACAAACGCATTAGCATCAAAATTAAATGCAACCGATACAACATCATTGAGCAATAGAATCAACAACAAGCAAACAAATCTTGACTTATTGCAATTAATAGGATGGGGAGTAAAGGCAGAACCTTATGGTTGTACTTATGCAAATGTAACTTCACAAGTAACATTACCATCAGCAGTTATAAGTTTTTATCCTTTCAATTGGAATGTATCTGATTCAATAAGGGGAATTGCTTTTATAAATAGGGCAACAACAACATTAACTTCAACGAATTACAATGGTGTAGCAATATATTCTTTAAGTGCTGGTACATTAACAAGATTGACTTTTACTGCAAATAATTCAACTTTTTGGGATGGAACTGCAAATACTTGGAAAACACAAGCAATTACACCATATTATTTACCAAAAGGAGTTTATTTTTTAGGTTATCAGACAACTGGTTCTGCTGGAATTGCAACAATTGCAAGTGGTTTAACAATGCAATCTGCAATTATAGAACCACCATCAGCAATAAATCCAAATGGAATTAAGACATCATGTCAAGTTGCAAATAATACATCAGCACCACCAACATCAGTTGCAATGAGTACAACAACAACAACACAAAGAATTCCTTATTTTATACTTTATTAAATATTATTTATGAATTACTTAAGATTACAACCATTTAAAACAGGTCAATTTTTACAAAAGGATTGCAATGCAATTTATTGGACAATTACATTGAACAGAAATATCACAGATGCAGAAGCAAATTGTTCATTGTTGTTTGTAGATGCAGACAATGGAACACATGATTTGAATGAAAATTTTACAATGTTAATTCCTAATTCAGTTCTTCAAAGTTGGGGTTCTGATGATAGTGTGATTGATGATTTCATATTAACTTATTCACCATTATTCATAAAAGATTCTTCATTCAATAAAGGTTAAACAATGGACAACGCACAATTGACAAACGTATTAATGACTGGAATACTTGCCATGATTGGTTTTGTATCCAATATTTTCATCAAGAAAATGGACAGATTTGAAAAGAAGATTGAACAGATTCTTATGTCTGATGTTGCTATCAACAAAGATATTGAAGTTATCAAATCAGACATTGATGATCATGAAGTAAGAATCACCAATTTAGAAATCAAATAAACAAACCAATATGAACAGTCCAATTTTTACATTAAACACAAATGACTTTTTAAAAGGTCTAATCATGGCAGTATTATCATCTGTAATCACAGTTGTTTATCAAACTGTTGAAACAGGATCATTAATATTTGATTGGAAAACAATCGGTACCATTGCACTTACATCAGGTATTGCCTACATCATGAAGAATTTATTTACCAATTCAACAGGCAAACTATTTGCAAAAGAGCAAAAGTGATATTTGCAGAGAATACAGGAAAAAGTTTCCTGATATGCCAACGCTAAAATTGGCACGGATAGTTTATGCGGAAAATAATTTGATTTTTAAAGACGTTGAATATTGCAGATATGTTTTAAGATATATTGAAGGAAAAGTAAAAGGGATATCTAACAAAGTAAAAACATCTGAATTCTATATGAAAGAAAGAAGAAGTGATAATCCATACAAATTACCTGATTCGTATGAAGAAAAACGAGAACCATATATTTTACCTGTATGTTGTAACAATATTCTTCTTATATCTGATTTGCATATTCCTTACCATAACATATCTGCAGTCACTATAGCATTAAATTATGGAAAAGCACAGAAAGTAAATACCATATTTATCAATGGTGATTTAATTGACATGCACCAGGTGAGTCGGTTTGAACACGATGTTAAGAAGCGAAGTATTAAACAGGAATTTGATGCAACAAAGGAGTTCTTAAAACAATTAAGAAAAGCATTCCCAAAGGCGCACATCTATTGGCTTAAAGGTAATCATTGTATCAGATGGGAAAAGTTCTTACATGCAAAAGTCCGTGAAATTTGGGACGATGATTATTTTTATTTGGAAGAAAGATTGCAACTTAACCAGGTGAAAGTGAAAATACTTGATGACAAAGTTCTTGTAAAAGCAGGGAAGTTATCAATCACACATGGCCATCACATTTTCAAAGGAGTTTTCACACCGGTGAATCCTTCACGTGGTGCATTCTTAAGGGGAAAGCAATCGTTAATTGTTGGACATCTGCACAGACCATCACATCACCCTGAAACCGATTTAGATGGCAACATTATCAGTTGCTGGTCCACAGGTTGTCTGTGTGAATTGCGTGCTGATTATTCACCATTGGTTGGTAACACAATGCATGGATTTGCGCACATACAAATTGAAAAAAATGGTGATTATACAGTCAAGAATTATTCAATCATTAATGGTAAGTTATGTTAGATGAAGGCATTGAAATCCAACTTGATGACAGAAATAGCGAATACATTGCAGCGGCATTCAATTCACTTGGCGCCATTGATCTACTTGATACCGGGTTAATGGACGCAGATGAGAAAGCAATAATTAAGATGATACAATTTCAGGCAATAAATATAATTAGCGAATCTTTAAATAATATCTATGAACAAATATTTGATACCAGTATTGATGATGATGATGATCTTGTCTTGTAATCCAGTCCGAAAACTTGACAAATTAAATGAAAAACACCCCGAACTTCTTGCCAATTTTTGTAAGGATTCGTTCCCGTGTATAATATCAAAAGTTGATACAATTACAAGTTTTGATACTATTTACACAGCCATCAAGATAAATGAGTTTGAAGAAATTCCAAAGGACACAATTTGGCTTGTAAAGAACAAAACAATACTAATCAACAGGCCTGTGATAATTGGGACGAAATACCCTGTTAAAACGATTGTGAAGGTGGTTAAAGATTCAGCTGAATTAACAAGTATAAGATTTGAATTGACAAAGTGTAATGAAGAAAGTAATAAATTAATTACCGATAACAGTAAGTTACACAGTAAAGTAACAGCAAAAAATCGTTGGATAATGTGGCTTATAATAGCACTTTTATGTTCGATATTATGTAATGTAATACAACTTAAGAAATTATGACAGCATCACAGAACTGTATAAACTTGATTAAGATGTTTGAGAGTTACAAACCAAAGGCATACATCTGTCCGGCCGGAAAAGTAACTATTGGATTTGGCAGTTTATTATACATTGATGGAAGCAAAGTAAAGATTGGTGATACCATAAATGAACAGCAAGCAAACGAAATGTTGATGTGGGAAATTAAAAAAAAATCAGTATGTTTGCAGGGGTTAAATTTGAATCAAAATCAGTTTGATGCATGCTTGTCATTTGTCTATAATTGCGGTGTGACAGCATTCAATGATTCAACACTTAAGAAGAAGATAGTTGCAAACCGCCAGGACCTAAGTATAAGAAGTGAATTTTTAAGATGGGTTAATAAGGGAAGCGCATTTGAAAAGGGATTGACCAGGCGGCGAATAATAGAATCCCAATTATATTTTAAGATTTAGTGTTTGTGTTCTCGTTTTAGTTTTAGTTTAGTGAATAAAGTTATCCTGGTGTTTCTACACCGGGATTTTTTTTGTATCTATTTTGTCAGTTTTGCACTGGCATTTAAGATATGGAATAAAAATTTCTTTCCTTACTCACACTGCATTTGGTAAGATTTAAAAAAATAATTTGAAAAATGTTTTGCAGTTTCAACTATTACTTATACTTTTACATTCTAAACGAAACAATCAAAAACTAAAACTAAACAACATGGACACAATTAACATCTACAACAGCAAAGAATTAGTAAAAGAAACTTCAAAATTCATTTATCAAAATTTAAGAACTTGTTATTTAACAACTATTAAAGGCAATGCATATTACAATGTAAATGGTATTGTTTGGGAAGTATGGCAAAGTGGTTGCGGAAATTATCCAACTACATCAAATATAAAAATAGAAGATTTTAAATATTAACCTTACCAAAGACGTGGGGGTGCGGCCAATCAACGCACATATTTTTAAAACTAAAACTAAAAAAAAATGAAAATTAAAATCAAAACATTTAAGCAAGAATTTGAAATTGAATTAACCTATTCACACAAAGTAAATGGCAAAGGATTATACACCATTATGATTGATGTTATGTACGAAGAAGATCGTATTGTGTATGTAAATCGTTTTGAAGAATTTTCAACAGATTCAAGATTGATTAATGACATTAATGATTTAAGAAGTGATGACGCAAGTCATGAAGATATTCAATCAAGATACCATAAATCAATAATTGATTATACTTTACAAGAACGAATCATTGAATGGATTGAATCACTTATTAAATTTTAAGAATGAAAAGAAACTTTTGGACCGAACAAGAAATCAAATTTCTTACAGATAATTACCCGGATATGAAAACTGCAGACATTGCTGCAATCATAAACAGACCAATTTGTGGTGTTTATGGCAAAGCAAATATTATGGGAATATTTAAGTCAAAAGAATACATGTCAAAACTGCTTGAAATCGAAGCAAAAAAACTTGCAGCAGCAGGCAAACAATATCAGTTTAAGAAGGGACAAACATCACACAATAAAGGACAAAAAATGCCCAAAGAATTGTATGAGAAAATTAAGCGCACAATGTTCAAACCGGGCAATAAACCGGGCAACATAAAAAAAGTAGGTGCAGAACGCATTGATCATGAAGGTTACACTTACATTAAACTTGCAGATTCTGACTGGGTGTTAAAGCATCGGCATGTTTGGGAAGAGGTGAACGGTCCTGTGCTTGCAAATCATGTTATTATCTTCAAAGACAACAACATGTATAATTTTAACATAAACAACCTGCAGATGATCAGTCAGGCGGACAACATGCTAAGGAACACCATTCACCAATACCCGGAGCCAATACAAGAATTAATCAAATTAAAAAACAAACTAAAAAACAAAATCAATGAAAAACAAAATTGAAGATTTACGCAATCATTTATTTGCAACACTGGAAGCATTATCAGACACTGACAATCCAATGGATTTAGACCGTGCAAAAGCAATCTGTGAAGTTGGACAGGTCATCATTAACAGCGCAAAGGTTGAAGTTGATTTCATCAACAAAGTTGGCGGAACAGGAACAAACTTCATTCCACAGGAACAAAGGCAAAAACAAATTAATTAATTTATTTTGAAAAATGTTTTGCAAATCAAACACATTACTTTACATTTACAACCTAAACCAATTTACAAAAAACTAAAACTATTTCACGTGAAACAAAAAACTAACTATCAGAAAGAATCATTCACATCAACACAGGCAACAATCATTGTCATCATTTCATTGTTGATTGCATTATCAGGTAACTTTATTTTTAACCTATTTTAAACCTAATTTATGTTAATAGTAATTATTACTTTAATCTTAGTTATTGCAATTTACATATACACATTTGCAATTTTATTAAAAGAAGAAGCAATTCAATCAATTGAATTTGACAATGAAGATGATGCATTTGTTTCTATTTTAAGTCAAATATTCAAATCAAGAAATGAAATTGAATTAAGAAAAATGATCAAGTACATCATTGCTTATGATGAACAATTTAACAATCAAACAGATGTTGAATACTTCATTGACATTTGGGACAAAAGAATGCAATCCTTAAAACCTAATCAAACAATATGACAAACAAACACGGTGGCGCACGTACCAATGCTGGCAGAAAAAAGAAAGAAGAAACAATCAGCACTGGATTCAGGATCAATGCAGCCAGTTTAAAAAAATGCAGAACAAACAAAGTTCCTTTAAATTCTAAAATCAATCAATATGTTATAAAGATTGCAAACGAATTCAATTAAAATTTTCATTCACTAAAACAAAAAAACATGTTACGTCAAGCAACAAGAACAAAAGCAAAAATCCGCCTTGGATTATCAGCAGTATCAGGCGGTGGTAAAACCTATTCAGCAATACTAATTGCAAAGGGTTTATCAAATGGTGACTTATCAAAAGTCGCAATCATTGACACAGAAAATGGCAGTGCTGACCTGTACGCACACATGGGCAATTACAATGTATTGACATTGAACGCACCCTTTTCACCTGAACGTTATATTGATGCAATTAAGACCTGTGAAGATGCAGGAATGAATGTGATCATCATTGATTCCATTACACACGAATGGGACGGTAAGGGCGGTTGTTTACAAATACAAGAACAACTTGGCGGTAAGTATCAAGACTGGGCAAAAGTAACACCACGTCATCAAGCATTCATTGATGCAATACTGCAAGCAAAATGCCACATGATCACAACCGTAAGACGCAAACAAGATTACGAAATGACAAAAGATGCAGGCGGAAAGATGAAAGTTGAGAAAGCAGGATTAAAAGAAGTTACACGTGAAGGGTTTGAATATGAACTTACTGCAAACATTGAATTGGACATCAGACATAATGCAACTGCATTAAAAGATCGTACCGGGTTATTCATGGACCAGCCACAATTTACACCATCAGAAGAAACAGGAAAGAAACTTCTTGAATGGTGCGAGAATGGAACAACAACTACTGCAGAAAAGGTTGAATTGATTAAGACCAAATTGGACATGGAAGAAATTCCTGCATGGGTATTAACACCTGCAGTAAAAAAAGAAATTCATGATCTTATCAAGAATTCAACATTACCTTCAGAACGTCAAACAGTTGCAAAGAAAAGTTTGGCAACATGTACGAATGATAAAATGGTTGATACAATCAGAATTGCACTTCTTAAATTTCAAAACTAAACTTTAAACAATGGAATCAAACGTAAATTTACCGGTCTCCTTTGCCGGAATGACAAAGACACAAATCACAATTGCTGCAGATTTAATAGTTAAAAATGTACTTGAAACAGGCAACGTGCTTGAAGTAGTTGAACAGATTGCAGCACTGGAAGCATTCATCAAGCAAATCAAAGGCACTGATGAATTTAAAACTTATGTACTTGAAGAAGTCGCAAAGCACGGTAAAGAATTCAAATCACCATCAGGCGCAAAGATTGCGCCGATGGAATCAGGAATCAGTTATGGATATGAATTTTGCGGTGATCCTGAACTTGCAGAACTACTTGCAGAACAGGAACAACTTGAAATCAAGATAAGTGACCGCAAAGCATTCTTAAAAACGTTACCAGTTGCAGGAATGGAAATCTTAAAAGATGATGAAGTAATTCAGATTTATCCGCCATTTAAAACATCAACATCTACTTACAAAGTAACACTTGCCAAATGACAGGATATTTGACCATTGAATACAATGACCAGGTTGTTGATGCACGTTACTTTAAAGGCAAGCACCGAATGAAGCAAGTGCTTGAAATATGGAAAAAACGTTACGCACATTTATATTATGCATCAAATGTTTATATTACTTTACAATCAAAAATGAATAGATTAAATTATGACTATTAACGATGATTCAACAACATTAGCAGTGACACACTACGGTGTCACTGCATCATTTACAACATCAGAAACAGACATTGAAACAATGTTTGTATTGTTCAAAGCAGCATTAATCTCAATGACCTATCAGCAAGATACCATTGATGATGAAATCTTAAGAATGGCAGAAGAAATAAACAATAGTAAATAACAATTAAAAACAAATCACATGGAATTAAAATGTAAATTCAAACAACAGAATGATGTTGTAGAACGTGGCACATTCAAGTCACGCAAAGTATGGGTAATTGATGATGAAAATGCCGATTATCCGCAAACACTTGAAGTTGAAGTTGCACAGGACAAAGTAAATTTGTTCAATAACTTCCGACATGGTCAACCATTGACAGTGTCAATCAATCTTCGTGGCCGGGAATGGACCAATCCACAAGGTGAAGTGAAAGTATTTAACACCTTGCAGTGTTGGAAAGTTACTTCTGATGTTGTAGATCAGCAAGAAGAAGAAGACGCACCAACAATGAAAGCAGCACCAAAGAAGAAAGCAGGTAACATTGAAAAGAAGTTTGAGAATGAATTCATTCAAGAAATTACAAACGATAATGATGACTTACCATTCTAACTTATGACTTGGAAAGAACGTTACTGCAAAGCACATGAACAAGATTTCAAAACAAAGTACCCTTCTGCATATTCATCAGGACATTACTTTCAACCTGCTTTACCAAAATACAAGACAGCAAACGGATTGACAACACTTATCTGTAATGTCATGAAGTGGACTGGTCACCATGCAGAACGTACAAACAACATGGGCAGACCTATAAAGAAGTATTTTGAAAAGTTCAATATCCTATCAGGCAAACTTGAAAGAATTGAAAACGGAATCGAATGGCAGAAGGGAACAGGTGACAGGGGAACATCAGACATCAAAGGGCATTTCAGAAATAAAAACTTTGAATACAGTATTCCAATTTATATTGAAGTAAAAGTGAACAAAGACCGAATGTCTGATGATCAAAAGAAGTACCAAAAGAATGTTACCAGTTCAGGCGCATTGTATCTTATTGCAAAAACACCCGAAGATTTCTTCGAATTTTATGATTATCTGATTTCTTTGAAGTAAATTCACAATTTTTAATGATGGCATTATTATCAATGCCATCATTTTTTATCTAAACTAAACGATGCAAGCACTAAAAAACCAAATTGAAATAATCAGTTTGATTGAACAATACATCAAACTAAAAAGAACAGGATCAACTGCAGTTGGATTGTGTCCATTCCATCAAGAAAAAACACCTTCATTCAATGTTTCAAATGAAAAAGGCATTTACAAATGTTTCGGTTGTGGAAAGTCCGGTGATGTAATTCAGTTTATAATGGATCATCAAAACAAATCTTACTATGAAGCAATCAAATTGCTATCAGAAAAATACAACATTGAACTTGAAACCAACACAAAGAAATATGACCGTCCTGTTCAACGATTAACCAAACTATCAAAAAGCACTATAAATTACTTTGAAACACGTGGCATCAGCAATAACACCCTATTAAGATTTAATGTCACAGAATCAACTGAATGGATGCCGAAAGCACAGGCAGAAGTTCCTGCAATAAACTTTAACTATTATCGTGATGAAGAACTAATCAACATCAAATACAGGGCAAAAAATAAAGACTTTAAACTTGCAAAGAATGCAGAATTAATCTTTTACAACATTGATGCAATCAAAGATTCAGAATCAGTTATTATTGTTGAAGGTGAAATTGATGCACTTACCCTTTATGAATGTGGTCATTACAATGTTGTTTCTGTTCCAAATGGCGCAGGTAATAACATGCAGTATCTTGACAACTGTTATAAATACTTTGAGAATAAAACAAGGGTAATGATTGCCACAGACAATGATGATCCAGGTAATAATCTTTGTGAAGAACTTGCAAGAAGAATTGGCAAAGAAAAGTGTTACAAAGTAACTTATCCTATTGGTTGTAAAGATTTCAATGATGTTCTTGTAAATCATGGTAAGGCAATTGTAAGCAATGTAATTGAACATGCAACGTGCTTTCCTATTGAAGGTATTCACACGATGGACGACATGTATGAAGATGTCTGCAACTATTATGAAAACGGTTATCCAAAGGGTTATGAAACAAAGATTGATGGTCTTGATGATTATATTACATTCAGTGGCGGACAAATAACAATGATCACAGGTGTTCCAGGATCAGGTAAATCTGAATTTTTGGATTACATCATGACTAAACTATCAATGAATTACAGATGGAATTGGGGGGTTTGTTCTTTTGAGAATCAACCATCTGCATTTCATGTCACAAAATTACAAGAAAAAGTGACAGGCAAAGCATTCCAATTCAGGCAGAATCCTGAACATAGATTGAATAAAGATGAATTCAATACAAGCATTGGCATCATTGATCAACATTTTAGTTTTATAAATGTAAACAAAGTTGATGTTACTGTTGATGGAATCATTGACAAGGCACGTGAACTGGTCCTTCGCAAAGGAATCAAAGGTCTTATCATTGATCCATGGAATTACATTGAACATAAAGTTCCGCCAAATCAAACAGAAACACAATACATCAGTGAATCATTAACAAAGTTTAAAGCATTTGCACTGTTGAATGACATTCATATTTTCATTGTAGCACACCCGACAAAGGTTGCAAAGAACAAACAAACAGGTGAATTTGATGTTCCAACACTTTACAGCATCAGCGGATCAGCACATTTCTTTAATAAGACAGACAATGGTATCTGCATTCATCGTGAATATAAAGCACCAGGTATTGTGACCTGTTATGTTCAAAAAGTAAGATATTCATGGCTCGGAAAGATAGGCAATGCATCATTTAATTACAATACTTTTACAAGACAATACACACCAATAAATTAATAATTATGACAAAAGACACGTTTTATTTTACACATGATTTCAATGCAAGGACAGATGTTAAGATTAAAAAACTGATACAAAAGCACGGTCTTTTGGGTTATGGAATCTATTGGGCATTGGTTGAAGATTTATACAATAATGCGAACGCATTGCCAACGGATTGCGAATGCATTGCGTTTGATATGCGAACGCAATGCGACATAATTAAGAGTGTAATACATGACTTTGACCTGTTTACAATAGGCAAAAATACATTCAAATCTAAGAGCATAGAAAAGCGCTTAAATGAAAGAAAAGATAAATCTATAAAAGCCACACAATCAGCTAATAAGAGGTGGAAAAATGCGAACGCATTGCCATCGCAATGCGACCGCAATGCTATAAAGGAAAGGAAAGGAAAGGAAATAAAAAAGAAAGGGAATTCTTTTTTGCCTTCGGCAGTTTCTGAAAAGTCACATGGAAATCAAAATCTAAAACCTATGATTATTTAATTCAAATAAATTTGTTATTTTTGGTAAACATCATTTTATCAGTGAAAAACAAAAATGAAATAATTACAGCACTTTATCAAAGCAAAGAAGTAAATGATTTCATCAATAAGATAAAGCCAGTTGATCTGCAAGATGATTTGAAACAATATGCATTTGCAGTGCTTTGTGAAAAACCTGCTGAATTTATTATCGAACTAAACAATAAAAAACAATTAAAATTTTTCTTAGTGAAAATTATTTCAAATTCAGTATTTAGCAACAGGTCCGGATTCTTGACACAACACAAACTGAATGATGAACTTCATCATGATGTGA